CCGGGTACTCAATTTTACCAGTGCGTCAAATTTAGGCGGGACGGTGTACTACCAGATTACCCCCGATGATTTTCAGGGGTACTACTTCGTTCAGAACAACCTAACGGGTCCGCAAAATCTAACTATTTTTCAAGGGACGTATGACGTCACGCGCGCGCTAACGATCTCCGGAGATCAAGACGCAGTGATTAAGTGTGACGGCACCGGCGTAACATCCCTCGTCACCGCTGTGCTCGCCGATATGACGTTTAATTCCGGGGCGTTTAATTCGTTGAACGTCACCGCCGCGCCAACCGTTGGCACGAGCGTCATGAACCAAACGGCGGTTCTGGCGGCAATCACCACGGCGGGCTCTGCGGGTATTACGTTTGTTTCGGGTAATCAGATTTTATTTCGCGGAGCGGTGGTCCCAACCGGCTGGGCCGTTGTCGCGCAAAACGACAAAGCTCTACGTATTGTCAGCGGGACACCGGGGTCTGGCGGGTCATATCCGTTCACTACGGTGTTTAACGGCACGATTGCCACACAAGGCACGACCCTAACCTCCGCGCAAAGCGGCATCAGGGCACATACGCATCCATTTACGGTCAACAACGTGCAGTTAGCCGCGTCACCAAACAGGTTTGATTCTGGGAGCTATGGTGGATGGAACGTCATAACCTCCAACACTGCCAATAACATCGCGCAGGACGCTGCCTCGCCCCACACCCACCCCTTGAGCTCGAATGCCGTGGCGTACTACGACATGCAAGTAATCCAGAAGAACTAACATGGCTAAAAAATGCCCGCTTATTCAAGGAGACTGCATGGAACATGGGTGCCATTGGTATACGCATTTGATGGGGGCGAACCCCCAGACGGGCGCGGTAATAGACGAATTCGGCTGTGCGGTGGGCATGCTGCCAATGTTGCTGATAGAGAACGCCAAGCACGCAAGGGAAGGCGTTGCGCGGGTAGACCAATTTCGAGAGCTAGTGACACAGGTGGTTAAATCTAACCTCGTACGCGCGCCTACGGATGAACTGAAAAGATTAACGGGGCTTTAACTGTGGAATTCCAAGAAATTACCAACGCTGTGATAGGGGTGGGTATGTCTATTCTAGGCTGGTTTGCTAGAGAATTATGGTCTGCGGGGAAAGAGCTAAAGAACGATGTGTCGAGTCTTAGAGAACATCTTCCCCGTACCTACGTTACCCGCGACGACTATCGGAGTGACATTAAGGAGATTAAAGACCTCCTCATCGGCATAGTTGAACGCCTTGGCGAGAAGGCCAACCGGTGAATTTCGACGACTCGTTCAAGGTACTCATCGGGCACGAGGGCGGCTACGGGTGGGACCCCCGCGACCCCGGTGGTGAGACTAAGTATGGGATAAGCAAGCGGATATATCCCGACGTGGACATCAAGAATTTAACCCTTGACCGCGCCAAAGAAATCTACAAGCGGGACTACTGGAGCCCCCTTAAACTAGACGCGCTCCCGGAAAATCTACGGTTCATGTTGTTTGATGCCGGGGTCAATTCGGGAATCGGGACATCGACCAAGTGGCTACAGCGGTGCCTCGGAGTCAAAGACGACGGCGTTATTGGGCCAGCGACGTTGGCGGCAGCAAATGCTGCTAATGTGTACAAATTAGCCGCCAGATTTAACGGTATGCGGCTGCAAGCGTTAACCAATCTGCCAACTTTTAACACGTTTGGCCGGGGGTGGGCGCGGCGGATTGCCGAGAACCTCATAAATACCTAAGGAGCGCGGACATGGATAATAAGTATTTAGCGTTTGCCATAGACCGGGTAAAAGAACCTTCTACGTGGCGGGGGATTGCTTTGCTGCTAGGGGTGTTAGGGGTAAGTTTCAACCCCGACGCGATTATGCAGATTGGCATCATGGTCGGCGCGGCGGTATCGGCAATCGAGATTGGCCGCAAAGGATAATCGCTAATGGCGCTCAAGAAACTTATTTTCAAACCCGGTATTAACCGGGATACCACCAACTACGCGCAGGGTAGCGGGAGTCCTGACGGGCAGGGTGGGTGGTATGCGGGAAATAAGGTCCGCTTTTTATCTGGGTTTCCCCAGAAACTGGGCGGGTGGAAGCTCTACAGCACCGGGGCAACGTTCGCCGGGGTGGCGCGCGCGTTGTTTAATTGGTCTAGAGACGCATACAACTTACTGGCAGTTGGTACGAACACTAACGTGTTTGTGGAAAGCGAAGGAACATACTACAACATAACCCCCATCCGCGCGACGTTTGGCTCCACTGCTTCAGATAACTGTTTCAGTACCGTCTCTGACGCGGTGATCGCCGCGCATTTAGACGCCAACGGGAACCCTACGTGGGTCAAAGTGACATTTACGGGGGCTACAGCACCCTACGCAAATGCCGGGGACACTGTTATTTTCAGTGGGGCAACAAGTTTTGCCGTTAGTCCTACGGCAGCGACGCTTAACGCCGCCCATATCGTGCTTGAAGACCTTAATCTTCTGCCGTATGACCCCTTTTCTTTTTACATTGACGTGGGCGCGTACGCAACGACGGGTGTCGTTGGTGGCGGTACTGCAATCACCGCAGAGTTTGAAGTCGGCATCGGCGGGAATGTCGCCTACTCCGGCGGCGGTTGGGGCGCGCCGTCGTGGGGCGGATCTGTGGAAAGCCCTATGCTGGGCTGGGGGGAGGGATCTCTAACCCCTATTTTCCTCCCCATACGGCTAATGTACTTTGACAAATACGGTAACGATTTATTTTTTAATTATCGTTATGGTGGCCCAAATTCGGTGCTAAATAGCGTCCCGCAGAGCATGTATATGTGGGCGTTCCCTGCGGGCGCTCCTCCGCTCACCACTAGGGCGGTCGCTTTATCCGATTTAGCCACTGCGGAAGCGTCACCTGATTTTGATGGCGCAGACGTTCCCCCGTCAGTTACGCAGATGCTGTTTGACGACAACAGCAATACGCTAATGGCCTTTGGCTGTAACCCGTACGATGCAACCCTCCAGCCCGTAGATCCTTTGCTTATCCGGTGGGCAAGCCAAAACAATTACTTAAATTGGCGTCCTAGCGACGATGCGGGAATCTCCACGGCGGGGTATCTGCGTATCCAGAGCGGGTCCAATATTTTGCAGGCGGTGAGTAACGCCAAGGAAATCTTGGTATTCACGGAATCCTCCGTCACGTCCGTGCAATACACCTACTCTTACCCAAACCTGTTTAGTCAAACATTAATTTCTGCTGATACATCCCTGTTCGCCCCACGCGCAGTGCTTGCGATCAACAACACTTTGTACTGGATGGGCCGGGATAAGTTCTACATTTACAACGGCAGAGTGGAGGCGCTAAATTGCACGTTAACTAACCATGTCTTTAATAACCTTAATTTCTCCCAAAGCGATCAGTGTTTCGCAATGCACGGAGAACAGTTTTTAGAGGTGTGGTGGTTCTACTGCTCTGGGACCAGCAATGTTATAAATAGCTACGTTGTGTATAGCTACGACGACAATATTTGGTATTACGGCGACTGCGATGATGGCTTTATACGGACCACGTGGTCAGATTCGCCATTACGTTCTTTTCCGCAAGGCGCGGAACCGTCGGTCGTCGATGGGGTGTATACGGGGACTAGCCGACTGTATAACCATGAATCTGGCGTAGACGCTGGGGGACTTCCCATGACGTCGTATATTCAATCCGCCGACATAGATTTGCCCGAAAGCGGGGAGCGTTTTGTTCTTCTCAAACGCATTATCCCGGACATGTCGTTCGATGGTTCGACGGAAGGGTTCCCGTACGTTAATTTCACGATAGTCCCACGAAACTTCCCCGGTTCCCCGTACATGACGGAAAACCAAGAAAACGAAACTTTCCCCCGCCGCGTAAATCTGCAAAGCACGGTTGTTTTAGACCAATTTACCGAGCAGGTGTTTGTCCGTGCGCGGGCTAGGCAGATGGCAATCGCCGTGTCTTCTGACACACTGGGCACGAACTGGTCATTAGGCGCAGTCCGTGCAGATATTGCTCCTGACGGACGTC